GTCAATATCACTATCAGGTGTATTAGCTTTAACAGATTGTTCTTTTGCTAATGCTTGAATACCTAATACTTGATCAAGGGTAAGTTTACGAATTTCTACAGTCTCACCCATAAACTTTACATTTTTAGTAATAACTTTACCAACAAATCTTTTCAGACCTTTAGCTACTTCAGCCATTGTATACTCCAATTACTTCTGATTTTTAAACAATGATTCATTTGCTTTTTCAAAATCTTCAACCATCTTACGCATCTTATGAAGGATGTCAAGTGTTTCAAAGATCTCTATTTTTCTATCTTCATCCGTTGAAGGATCATGTAAACGATCATATGTCTTTGTAATACTAATTTCAATAGACTTTCGCATATGAAACGTAGTAGTAGAAAGAACGAATGATTTTGAAAATGGTTTCAATATCCCTGTCATATTATTTTTCCTATATATAAAAAGTGAGTGACCCATTACGGGCCACCCACTATCACTATTTACAAACTTATTATCAGGTGAAGAATGTACCAGGTACACCGTATTTGGTATTAACACCACTACCAGTTTCAGAGCACGGACCTTCAAAGTCACCGTCAATCGTAACAGCCATAGTGGCTTGGAAAGCATCATTAAGCGAAGGAGTTACTTCAAGCGAAGCAATCTTACCATAGAAATAAAAATCATCATAGATATCAGTAGCTTTACCAGTTACGTTATCAGCGTTAGCAATACGTACACGGAATACAACACCGATGTCTTGCTTACGGATAATATCAAGTTTACCATGTTCGTCAGGTACATAGTTAAGCGTGAACTCCATAGTAGGAGCATCCGATTGACCACGAATCTGCGAAGAAGTTGCTTGACCATACTGCGGAACGTTAACAACGTTAGCCGGAGTACCCATAGCCGGGAACTCACGAATGTGACCAACATTAATAACGTTTGCTGCTGCTGCAGGAGCATTACTAGCTACATCAGAGCCATTCGGTACTTCAAAATAAGCACGGAAAGCAGCAACATCTACCGGACGAGAAGCAATACCAGCATAAGTACCAACTTCAAGGTCTGCATCACCAGCAGTCCATAAACCACCTTGTACAGACAACTCCGAGTAGATAGTTGCACCAATTGTAGAAATATGAGCCATTTTTATATTCTCCTTTTGGGTTATGAGCTATACTCACTATTACCCATATTTGTTAAATCCAACCCTATATTCTGCCTTGTATAAAGCAGAATTATCCTCATCTTTACCTAATGCAATCAGAGTACTTGGCCCTGTTTGTGTACCATCAGATAAAGTTTTACCTTGAAGGAATGTGTCTAATATATCAGCTATTTCATTTAATCTAGTTTGACCTTCTCCTGAAGGAACAAAAATAGTGCAAATAACGATACCAGATATACCAAAAGATCCATAATAAAACCTTTGTTCATTGCCTAGAATTTCAAGTCTAATAAACTCATTAGGTTGATATCCATCATAATTAACTGGGATTATTACCAATTCAGTAGCTATCCAACTAGGAGTAACAAATATGGCTTCTATTTCATCTTGAACATCTGAAAATTTTCCCATATTAACTCCTAAGTAATTTTAAAGTTATTAGATACCCATCATTTTTCCAATCATTAATAATTGTATAATTAACATCTTTGTAAATAGCCTTTGTGTAAATTGTAGGATCTGATAAATCAGAAGCTTTTATTAAAGCTGTTAGATGATGGCTTTCACCACTATTATCTTTCTTATTTACAACTTCAATTATAGCTTTAATTGTTATATCAGAACTTTCATCTTTAACCGTAGTATGAGTTGCAAAATCGTAATTACTGACTAGTTTAGGAGAAAGAGTTAAGTCTTCCGCTAAATCTCCTATTGATGCAAAAGCAAAATCAACTTGAGACAGGACTAATGCTCTGTACGACATTAGTTACTCCTATGCCAAAGATTTTGGCCTCCATTTATCAATAAAGGAGCGATCAAGGTATTTACCTTACTCGGGATTTTTCTCTTAGACCTAATATCAGTTAATTCGATTGAGCCAACTTTAATAGATTTTACACTAGACTCTTCATCAAATAATTCAGGGTTTTTCATAACATGAATAGCTAATTCATAGGTAGCTGTAAGAATCCTACTAGGTGTAGGATCCATAGCAACAATATCACCAATCATAGGATCTTCATAATAATCACTTCTAGGAAATGCAATAGTTTGATTGGAATTCACGGCTCTCCCAGTCCATTGCTGGTAGGTAAGAACTTGAGTAGCAGTCATTAACGCCACTTCTTTTTCTTCTAGAGATTTAGAATTCCAATAACTTGCATATAAGGATGTACTGAAATAAAGGTCTGCATCATCAGTATCTACAAAGCTATTGACATTCTTCTCAAGAGCCATAAACATTCCTCTTTAAGCGTGGAAAATAGGAAGAATCGACAAATTAAGGGAATTAACTTTACGAGTCCATGCGCCAGAAGCAGCATAGGTAGTATCAGAAGCGAAGGCAGTATCACTACCAGCCCAAGTATAGCCACTCGGATGATAGACATTGCCCCAACGATACCATACATCAGTCGTACCACCACCCATATATACTGCTGCAGATCTTTCAATCTCAACAGGATTAGGCACAGCCAGCGAGTTCATGGCAATACAGCCAGGACCAACAAGGAAGGTAGTTTTAACCGAACGATCATTAACTGCGGCATCACTAGATAAATTACCTTGGTTAGCACGAGTCATAACTAAGCGGAACTTACCACCAAAAATCGTCTGGAAGTCAATATTACCATCACGGATGATAGTACTATCAACAAGATTAGCGGTACGTAATTCAGCCATAACTTCAGGCGTAGTAAACATATACATGTAGTTAGGTTCATAATCTTTCCATGCTGCACCAAGAGCTTGGAACAGACGGATAGCTTTGCTAGCACCTGTAGCAGTAGGATCAATAAGCTTACGCTCATCACCACTATTGGTAGCAGCAGCACCAAACATGCCAGCAGCATTAAGGTCTACGAAGAAGCCATTGTAGTTAGGACCAGCAGCATCACAATCAGTATCATACGAGATAATACCTGTGCCCGAACCAGCTACACGATCTACTTCAGCTTGAGCAACACCTTTCAGGATAGCCAGAAGGGAGTTATGCTCATCTTGAGCACGAGTCTCACCAAAATCACGAGAGATTTTAGCTAAGCCGTCTTGTGCCGAGATAATCGATTGCAGGTTAACTTGTTGCGCACCGTGGGTACGGACAGTCTTGACATACTTACTAAATTCAGTCGAGATGTCAGTACGTGTACCAGCAGTAGCAGAAGTTAACGAAGCAACGTTAATAACCGGCGAAAGCGGCTTGTACCAACGCATTTGACCAACATAAGTTTCAGTCGAAGTGTCGATACGACCGTCAGTACCTACTAAGCCAGAACCCGAGATTTTCTTAGCATTAGTATAGGCTTCATCCGAGTATGCAGAAACGGCAATAGCCAAATTCTGGAACTCTCCACCATTAAAAGGAATACTCATTTATTATTCTCCTATGGATTATATCAATATCCGAATTGTTTGCCTTGTGTCAATTTACCTGCAGCAGCTAATTTAACTACTTCATCTTGAGGCAAGTCAAACAATGATTTTGGGGCATCAGTTGGAGGCGTACCACCCTTAAGGGGTGCTCCACCACTACCAGACGATTGCTTTGCTTTAAATAAAAATGAATTTTCTTCATCTTTAGCAAAGGTAATAACATACTCTCTCAAGGATGATCCATCTTTAGCAGCCCATGTACCGTCTTTATCACGTACAAGATTACCAATGATTTCTTTAAAAGCCAGGTCTGCAGATCTATCATTCTTAAATTCTAAACCTCGTAAGGAGTCACGGACTTCCGAATCACGAGAAAGTCTAGTATTAGATTCAAGTAAAGCTGCATTTTGGGCTTCAAGGTCTGCAATACGAAGCTTGTTAGCTTCATCATGCTTCCCATCTTGTTCAAGCATTTTCAATCGCATTTCTTTTTCGGCTTTAGCAAGAGATTTAGCCTCTTCCATTGCCCTGTCACGTTCTTTATAAGCTTTGTCAAGATTTTCTTTAATCTTGGCAAGTTGCTCATTAACTTTCTTATCAATAAGATCTTCTGAATTTGTATCACTGCCACTATCTTTATTTTGTTCATTATTATTATTATTATTTTGTTCATTATTATTTTGGTTATTGCTAGTGTCAGTATTCAAAGGATCTTTATTCTGTTCATCACTCATTGTATTTCTCCATAAGAGAATCACGGATTCTCTTTAAGCCACAGGCTTTATGGCCCAATACCATAAAACTCTTCGTTACTTTCCATTACTCTTAAAATATCTTGCTTTGTAAGTCCACCATCTAATAGTCCTCTATCTTCAGCTTCTTTTAAAAGCCTCTTATATTCACTATTAGGTAATCCACGTTTTTTCATTTCTTTAAGTGTATTTCTGATTGTATCGCTTTCTAATGCTTGAGCAAATAATTTTTGCATCTCAGGTTTAATTTTATGCGAATGAGCTACATTAGTGAAGAAAGCATCGTGTATAGTAGCTGTATCTATATTATTCTTTTTACCCCATAAATGAAACTGCCTTACTAGTGTAGCATCATTGGCATGATTACCATTTACACCTAGACCTGATCTAGCATGTATTTCTGATGCAGCACCTAATAGTGCATCTGTTTCAGGAGCTACTTGAACAATATTAGAAATTTTTCTACCAGTAAGTTTATCTATATAATCAATTCTATGCTCTACAGAAGTTCTATAATTTTGATACATAATCTTGCCATCAAATGTAACCCAAGGGATCTGTGTAGATCCTGTATTACGTATATAACTTCTAGCTACATCTTTCCAAAAAGATATAAATTCATTAGTAATAGGAGCTGTAAATCCTACACAGTTAATTAGAAATAAACAGTATAGAGATGAATTATTAACATTACTAAAGTCAGATGCTAATGATGGTAAAAGCACACTTTCTTTAACAGAATATAGGGGTGCTTTGCTTAGTACTAAACGTAAAAATAAATATGCAGCAAATAATGATATCTCTGAAAATTCTTCGTTCTTTGATATATTTACAGGAGAAAAGAAATCTAAATATTTATATGACCCAGATTCTGGATTATTAGATGATAGGCTTAACCTTGTAAAACAATCTAAAAGCCTTACACAATTTCAACGAGATTTTATAAAAGATTTTACATTAGAATTAGAAGATAATGTATCTATTAATAACCAAAGTGTTATATTAGTTAATTTAAAATTTTAATTTAAACGTAATTTTTT